TGAGCCATTGTTTCAACATCGATGTATGGCCCTAGGAGGCCCACGACCCGGTTAAATAATGAACGCCCCATCCTGTATGGCGACGGCGCAAAATCGATTCCTTCGATTTGTCCGCCTGGAGCAGTACGAGATTGGAATACTTCAACTGAAACTACGATGATTGCTGATTCGACCGCTGCAACTCCAACATACGTTGAAGCGCCTGTAAGTGTTGCGGATCCGCTAGGAATGACATTTCGTTCGAGAACATCGGCATTAGTGATGTTTGCTGTAAATGTGTACGCATCGACATCAGCATTGACTGTTCGAGTGCCGTTAAATGGAGATCCGCATCCTGCGATGACAACTGATTGTCCTTCGGTGAACTCATGGATTCCTACTGTCTGAAAGGTTGCGACATTATCTGTCAGCGAAACCTTTTCGATTGGTGCTGCAAAAGTTGTAAGTAGAGGCAAGATAACTGCCTCAGATGTATCGATAATGTCATCGAGGTAAGCATCGTTGTAAAGAGCAGACGAAACACCAAGCACCGTTCTCAACTGTGCAGCTGTGATAATACTTGGCATTTCGTCCTCTCTAAACGACTGGCGGGGAGATCGGGAGCAACCCCCCCGCCATGATTAATTAAGCGTTCTGATTTAGTGTGAACGCACCGCCAGCAGTCAAAGTAACTGCTGAGCCATAGCCGTAATAGCCAACTTCAACCTGACCTGTACCAACAATGTTAGTACGGAGTTGTAGTGGACCGGCACCTTCGTACCATGTAAACGCTTCGCGGTTTACCATGATGATTGAATCATCGCCTGTACCTGAGATGTATGGATCTACAAATACTGGAAGTCCCATTACTGAACCAACTGCGTTACCTGGCTCAACTACGCCAAGTCCGTTTGATGAGTTACCAGCAACGTTGAATAGTGGACGCTTTGAAGAATCTGTCAAAGCGATCAAAGCAGCCCATTGATCTGGAGTTACGATAATTCCAGTTGGGAAGCGCTTTGTTGCGTTGTAGATTGATGCAGCGCCGCGTGAGATGTAACCAGCAAACTCATCTCCATCGAATGGAAGTGTGATTACTGTTGAGTCAAGTGTTCCAGCCTGTAGTGCTGTAACCATTGCAGTATCTGTTGCCTTTGCGTATGCGTTAGCCATTAGGCGAACCAACTCGTCAAAGAATGCTGGTGATGTGCGGTCAAGAACCTCAACATCGAACTTCTGCATTCCCGCGTACTTGGCGACTGAGCAAGAAACATACTCGATCTCTGTCTGAGTATCTGAGAATGCACCCTTTTCAGCAGCAGCAGCTACTGTTGGAGCAGTCTTTACGCGAGGGATTTCAAAAGTCATTCCCGCAGCAGGCAAGACAGCATTACGAACTGCTGAAATTGCAGGACGGATGTTTGTTGTCTTTGGATCCCAAATTGTTGTTAGTTGAGGAGTTGGTACAAGACCAGCAACCTCAGTTGTTGTTGTATCTGATGCAGCAGCAACATACAACTTAGATGTCTCATCGCCCATTGCTGCGCGAACTGAGTGCTCTAGGTATGAACCTGCTGAAACGATTGGTGTACGAACGCGCTGAGAGTTAAGCGGATGTGTTGTCGCCTTAACTTCAACCTTAGCAGCTTCAACCGTCTCGGTTGATACTGCCTCTGAAACGGTTTCTGACACTAGGTCATCTCCTTCGGTCTTAGGATCCTCGATCTGAGGCTCCGGGGTTGATTCGGTTGCAGCTGTGCCAGGGTTCTCGGCTGCTGCTACCTTTTCCACTTCTGCACCTGGGATTGCTCCATCAGTTACGAGTGAAACTTCAATTAGGTTAGATGCTGAGATAGCCATAACGCCATCCTTGTTGTCCCAAGCATCTACCTCTACGCCAACGCTGAAATCTGAACGAAGTCCAGTTGCAGCCTCCTCCAAAGCATCATTACCAGCAGTTGTCTTAGCGATCTTGAATGAGGCTGTGATGCCTGTGTCATCCTGAGACCATTCGACTAACTTGCCAAGTGGCTTTGTGCGGTTGTGTTCTAAAACTAATTTAGTGTTCTTGCCAAAGTTAATTGAGTTAGGCAAAAACTTTGTGCGACCGGCTGAGGTATTGCCTTCAGCATCCCATTGCACAATACGACCTGCGATAATGCGTGACTCAACATCTGATGCAGTAATGCTAACTGGCATTGTTATTTTCATGATAACAAGTCCTCCTGTTGTCTGATTTCATCAACGCTCATCGCGCCAATTCTGTTTAGGATCTCGTAAACCTGTGCGCGCTCCAAAGGATTGCCACGCAAGAAGTCGTCTAACGCATAACGTACTTCGTTGCCTTGACCCACGAAATCCGCCATTGAGATTCGTTGTTCGATCGCAGTCAAGATTGGACGTAATGAGAAATCAACTAATGATCTACGCTCTGAGATTGCGTTTGAGTAAGTCATCGAAGTTGTTTCAGCAGATGCAAAGTAAGCCGGTAATCCAGCAGCACGACATAACTCTAAAGCAACGTACTGACGTGCTTCGTTGAGTTGTAGTTTGTTTGGATCAATTCCCATAGCCTGCAATTCCACATCGGCATTCAGGAATGCTGTGCTCCGAGTTGTGCGGGCTACGCGCCAGGCTTCAAGCAGTTTGCCAATACGCTCGCTAGTAAGGTTTGTTCCGTTTGACTTTAGAACCATCATAGGTACTGGTTCTTTAGCAAATGCTTCTGATGCGTTTTCTAATGCAACCGCAGCTCTAATTGTGCGACCTGCGCGAGATAAGAAACCTTCATCTAAACCGTTAAACACGACAAGCGATGAAACGCCCATCGATGGAACTGCAACGCCATCAACCATGTAACCGATGATCTCGGTTTGGTTTGCGTTTGTGTTAAATGTAACGCGATCTGGTGAAACGCGTGTCCACTCTTGGATTCGTCCATCAGCATACATAGACATTACTTGTCCATACGCCACGCCATGAAATAGGAGATCCTCAGCGATGTAAGAATAGATAGATGATCCGGGAACGCGTGAATCTGGTTGGTTAATTACGCGGTTGGGTTCAACTCGTACCCCGGAAGATTTAATTCTTTGCTCTAATGGCAAAGATGCAACAGTTGAGCAGATGATGTTGCGCGCTCTTGCAATAGTTGGAACTGCCATCGCTTGCTGGCGACTTGCAGAAGCCAGAGGATAGAAATAGTTTTGGACTGAGTTATTGAAAGGTGCTGGAGTCGCAGCTGCATCAACCGTCATGGTCTGAGGTTGAGGAGCCTTTGCGAATAAGTCTCTGATAGCCATTAGCACAAAATTATAGCATAATCAACCCAACACGATGTCCACTTCTGAGTCAGGTCGTGTCGCAAAGTGACTAACCATTGCCATTCCAACTGTTGCGCAAATTGTGGCACCGCTGGCTTTTCGTCCAAGGTACCAACCCCCATCCTTAAATGGCAGCTTGACAGCAGATAAGACTTGCTTGTTTAACTCTGCTTGGTTTGTGTGAACTAATCGCTGGGAGGTAATTGCCGACAACATTTCGTCACAAGCCTGACCATAGATCGCGCCATCGATGGCAGTTGTTGGAATACCTGCCGGAATCAATCGAGAAGCAACTGCACCAGCCGTTTGACGACTATAAGCGACCGTCTCCACGCTGTAACGCTTCGTCCAGACAGCGATACTGTTCGCAAGGTCTTTATCATCAATCGAAACTGGATTCGAATACGTTTCCAGTAATACTACGCAGAACTTGTCCCCAACAAGTCGTTGCGCAGCAACTAATGCAGCTGCTTTTCGATCTGGGCTCAGATCAATAGCCATCCAAGTTGGTTGCTCCCGATCCAGAGCGAGCGTACCCTCATGCGCGCACTCTGTCCAACTTGACGGATTGATGGCAGGGTTAATCTGGCTTACCCATTGGCACAAAAGTTCTGTGCGAATAATAGACTCATCATCTGACATGGCAGACTTGAGATTGTCGATGTGAATTGTATGTCCAAGGGATGGATTGGCTTGTTGCCAACCCTTCATGTCATCAATTGCGCACCCTGGCTCTGCCGACCACTCAAACCAGCCGATCGGATCATCTGAACCGGCAGCAGCGGCCAAGCCCCTTTCGCGCATACGATTCAAAATTACGGAATGTTGGTCTCCAGCATTGGAATACATGATCGCTTGAGGATTCTTAGATGCCATCTGGGTAAAGCGCAAAGATGCCCACACTTCATCGTCTTTGTACTCGCGAACTTCGTCCAGGTGAATCGTGTCAGGCGCTGCGATACCGCGAGCAGCTGAGTTATTGGCTCTGACCAGGTATCGAGTGCCGTCATTGAGTTTAATCTCTTGGCTACCCTTGGTTTCGTACTTCTTTACAAACCGAGTCACAAGTTGTTCATTGGCTTGGATGATCTCATCGATTTTCCAAAAGATTTCAGATGATGTTGTGAGTTTGTGAGCCGTATGGATCTGCAAACGCTCACCCCAGAGGAACATTCCAGCCAAGATTCGAAGCTGCATGAATGTACTTTTACCATTCTGACGAGCGATTATCACCCCGACCTCATTGTGATACCACCTCCCATCAGGCTTGACTCGGTGCATTTCCATAGCCAAAAGTTTCTGCCAAGGGAGCAGTTTGAAAGTCTCACCAGTCACGGGATCAATGATTTTCTCGCAGAAGTCGATCATTTCTTGCCCACGAGAGGGTAGATCGACCGGTTTTGACCTAATACGGGGTTCTGTCGCCCCTAGGTAAGCCGTAGGAGGCTGTTCTAAGCCGTTTTGAGGGTTTGTAGTCATAGTTAGTCGGTTGTCTCCTGATAGTGGCTTATTGAGCCGTTTTTGGGGGCAAAAGATCCAAGGGGGGTCATGGGTGTCGGTGTGCTCTCAAAAAAGCCACCCCCCTTACTCAAATTGCATCTCTTGCACAATGCTTGCAGGTTATCCATTGAATCATCACCTCCTAACCTTCTTGGTATCACATGGTCTACGTGAGTAGCCTCCATGCCACATCTCTGACAAGTATGCTGATCTCTTGTTAATACTCTTAATCGGATCTTACGCCATAGCGCAGTTGATCCATCATCTCTTAATGCTGATTGCTTAGCCATTACAGATCATCATAACAAATACCACATACCCACCAACTATGAACCTCATGCAGCTCTGACTCTGGTGTGTCTTGCTCACACCTTGAGCACTTAATCATTACATCATCAGTATTCATTAGTGATAGTTATTCCTTTGAAAGAACTCCCATGCTTTGCATGGTGATCCATAACGATTATCGATGTACTTAAGTCCCCAGCGTATTTGCTCCTCAGCAGTAGCATCTCTTAGATACTCTGATCTACCTTGAGGTATACCCCAATGACTACCTGAGTTTGCTTTCCAATTCCATGCTGATTCTTTTCCATAGAGTTTACTTAAACAACTCATTTGGGTTTTATCATCTACTAATACAGCTGCATACTCTTTGATAGTTAATTGTTTTACCACATCAGGTGAATCTGCGTAAGCAGGTGTAAACAGAGTTATCCCAATAGCAACTAGCACCCCGCGACCTACCCGCCTCAGCGGGTCGCGGTGAGCCCCTGAAGGGCTCTGCGAACGTAGCGTACCATCGCTGTCAAATCCATTTGTATAAGTGCTGGTCAGAGCGGTGTTTCGTTTCATTGATGCCCCCAACCTGTTCCCTTAAAGGTAATGCCAAAGGTGCCATAAACGCGAATCATTGACTCACCGCAACAGATTGGATCTGCTTCCTCGTGTATTGATCTTTCCATTTCCATTGCAATCTGGCACTTTACGCATTTGTATTCGTATGTTGGCACGATAAACACCGTTTCCTCTCCTCAAACGTCCAGGCTCCGCAGCTTGTACATCTGGTTATGTTTGTTGTTGGTATTAAGTCAGCCAAGATCGGCATAATGTCCTTGACTTTTACAAACGCCAAGTATTCGCCCGCATCCTCTCCCTGACCATTACATCGCATGATTACCATTGGCAACTTACCGTCTGCATTTGATTCTGCTTGCTTGATCCAGGCTAAAGGCTGAAAGTCAGCCCTAGCCTTGACCTCGATGGAGATCGTTGGCACGTTAAGGATGTCCTCGCCTTGCCTACCAGCCCCGGCAGTATCTGCATACGGAAACCAAGTTTTAAGGTAATCGGCTATAACCTTTTGAGTTCTATAGCCTCGATGTTTACGATGGTTTGTCATAGTTCCAGTTGATCCTCACACTTGGTGCAAAACCATACGACTAAGCCATCATCTCGGACGTATTCGTTTGTGTGATGAAAGATGTCGCATTTAGAGCAGTTATTGACACCGCCATAACCGCTAAAGTCGTATCTGGCGCTTGGGTAATGAGCTGGTGTTATAAAGTATTTAGCCATTTATTGAATGACACTTCTTACAAGTCCAAGTCGCATTGACTGGAGCATCAGCGTTTTCCACTTTAGCCACGTGAGCCAGTATGATCTCCTCATTACATAACTGACATCTTAAAGTCAGGTGCATTAGGTTCATCCATTGACCATTTATGTTTACTTCTACAAATCCCATTAAATACTCCTCAACTTTTGACGTTCCCACTTGCCAGCAGATCCAAGGCTGTACCAAACGGTATTGCACTTGGCTTCACCGCCTTGATGATTAATTACGGTACAAAAGAATCCACCCCAAGCGCGACCATTCTTTTCGCCTTCTTTCCAAACCATGTCACCATGAGGGCACTGCTCGGCATTCACGACTCCCAAAATGTTCTCAACATTGGCGATAGCCTCTGCTGCTGTTACTGGTGCTGGTTGCTTTGGGTCTCCATAGATTGGTTCGTTACTCCAAGGATCAGCAGCTAGTGCCTCCTCTTTTGTGGCAAACGATGGCACTTCTTTAGCCTTAGCAATGTCTTTAGCGCTTAGGCGCTGGACTTTGCTCATTTCCTCTCTTGAGGGTCTCTTACCTTTAGCTGCATAACCTCCGTTTGCAAGCGCTCTACCGATCGCAGAAGTCTCGCAGTTCTCAAGCGCTGAAGTTGAATTAACACCGCGATCAGTAACCTTCTCCTCAGCGTATCCTGTCGAAAACGCCACGCTATCAGCGAAAGTCCTATAAAGGTACGCTTTAACAATGAATCGATCATTTTGGAAACTCTCCAATTCTGTACTTATTCTGAAATCGGGGAAGTCCTTTATGAACTTCTCTAAACGGGTTTCAACTGTCTCGTAATCTGCCAAATTAAACACTTGGTAACTCCTCTTGTTTCATTAGATACTCGGTTTGTTCCGGTAATGACCAAACAGTACCGTCTGCCCATGTCTGAACCTCGATGGCGCAGCTGTTGCAGTAATGCCGTCTGGTGCCTTGGCTGCGTGGATGATTGCTAATAACCGTATAACTTGCAGCCTTTTGCCCCAACGGTGAATTAGTGCCAAAACGGACTTTGCAATAATCACACCAGATCCCAGGGGCTGCCTTAATAACTGTCAAGGTCACTCCAATCAGTTGATGCAATCTGTCCAGCGAGCGCAATGTATGCGCAGCCGTCCTTGTAACTGTCTGAGTGGTTTGGCGACTCTTGTAAGCGTGAGACTTTGACAAGTGCCATGCAGATTGCGACTTCGTGAGGCTCGATGTTACGTTCAAGGTAGGCTGACCAGAGTTTGGCGATTCGAAGGTGATTGAGAGCTGCCAAGCCGTAATCTTTACCGCGGTCTGCGATGAGGTCTTGGGCTTCGTTAAGGATGTCATTAGCGCGCATTAACACTCACGCGCTGACTGTTCTTGCCAATAGCCAAGCCTTCGCGCTTGCCCTCTGTAAAGCCTTTGCCCCAACCAACGATAAACCAAAGGACATTGGCTAACATTAATAAAACAATTACTGGTACTTGTAGATCCATTTGTTTTGCTCCCGTTCTTGTAAGCATTGTTGCTTACTGGATTACGGTCTCACATCTGGCAGACAATTACACGTTTATTTAGATAACGAAACGGTAACGATTTAGCCCCAGCGCTTACCCTGGTAAATGAAAGATCCATCTTTAGGATCGATTGGGATAAGTTCAGGCGTGAAGCGCTTACCATGCAAAGTGCCTACAACAAAGCCCATTTGCCAGTTGGCATAACCCTTTGTGTAACCCATACCAGGGCTTGAAAGATCCACTAGGTTGCCAACCTCAACACCCCAGACAATACGCCCATAACGCCCTCCAGAGGCTTCTGAATGGGCTGAAAGTCCTAGTCTGTGAGTGTGTCCAGATACAATTGATTTACCCATACGCATAGCACCATTTAGGGCTGTTTGTCCAGGCTTGTTTGATAATGGGAAAGCATCTCCATGGCAAGTATGCCAACCAGGAGCAAAGTCAAAGCCGTTTGGATGGTACTTAATACCAGCCTTGTCGTATCCCATAAACTTGTCATAACGCAGCTCTGGCAGATTCATAAATGCCGGTAGTCTGCGAGATAAGGACTTGTAAACACGCGCTCCATGATTGGAGCCAACTACGTCAGTAACGCCCAGGTATTCCAGAATCTCTAAAGTGAGTTTGCGATCCTCATCGATGTTGCCTTCGACTTCTTGCCAAGGTTGAGCGAATCCACCAAGTTGCGGTAGATCAATCTCATCACCAATACAAATGGTTTGGTGAGGCTTATAAACCCTTAAAAACTTGCCTAGATTCTTGACTGCTGCTTCGTGAAAGAACGGTGCCTGAATGTCTGAGATCCAAGCAATTCGTTTGACTGTCATTAGTCCTCGTCGTCG